GCCAATATACCTGCATACGGAACCTCGCACCCGGATTCCGACAGCTACCCAGACCACATCTTGTGCTTCGTTCGTCAATCCGACGCGAACGGATTGTTTTACGAGTATTACTATGCGGCCAAACGCACTGAGCAGGACAAATACAACTTTGAGTTTAGCCAGGCCGATCTCGGAGGAAACGACTATGATTCGGTAGTAAGAACTTACGTTACCCTGCGGTCAGATTTTTCTGACACGGACACGGCGCACACTGCCGGAACCCAGATGCCGGATGCCGAGAACAAGTTTTCGGATGACTATATCTTGATGACCCGACAGCAGCGTCGGATCGGGGAACAGCAGCTCGACGCGGTGTTTGTTGTTGAGCAGCGGGTTTACATTAAATACGAGGACAAGGTCTCGTTTAACACGGACTTAGAGTTCAACGACGAGTTAAAAACGACTGAGATTTTGGCTTTTGTTTCTAAGACCAACGTGCCTACGGCCGCGACAAGCCCGATAACATGGGCGGCTGACTCGGCGTCCACTAGAGCAAACTGGGGAGTAAAAGTAGAAGTCGCCTCTAGTCCTGAGACAGAAGACGGCGTATATAACTACGAGGTAGTCCGGTTATCTAATGATTGGTGGAAGATTACCAAGCAGCAGATTGTAGGATCAAATTTACTTGCTGGGTATCAGTACAAAACGAATCAAAATTACTCTTACCCCGCAGAACTGATTGGATTTAAGTTCACGACTATCAGCCGTAGAGACGGAGCTACTCAGAACTCTGTTACTGCCCAAGAGAAAGACGCTTTTTCAGGGCCGATAAAAATGACAGTGACTCGACGCTGGTATAAGGATTCGACTGACGCGGACGCGGCCCTTACTGCTTTTGGTGATATTGATACGTATAAGCCTCGCAGTGGTAGTTACTCTGGTGCGCTATTTCGTTTGAGTTACTCGAATGTTTTGACCCGCCCGTTTACTCTGATTGATACTGTCGGGACGAATCATCCGACCTTTAAGCCTGGCGCATACGCATCAAATTTCTTTGAACAAGGCAGCACCCCCACCGCCCAGCCTACGGGCACGGTAAACGTAGCGGCTAGCTCACGACCATTCAGAGGGGGTTTTCTTGTCGAGACTATAACAGGTGAGATTCCTTAAAGATTATGCCGGTAGAAATTGAGTCCGCAGGCCCTGCGCCGGAATCGAACACTAACTATTCAGACGGTTCTGTAGACGCTTCTAGTGAAGCTCCAGAGAATGACGGCCCACCGGGACCGTTGTTGCACCGGCCCCATGCATTCGCGTTGATGCACGGAGGGGAGACCGGAGCCAAAGTTGCCTACGGGGAACTCCACTGGGCGATTGATGTCTTGATTGCTAATTTTAAGACAACGACCATTTCTGTTAACGACCATTGCGATCACTCCCATGAACCCCACGATTCTCACACGGACCACTCCCATGCTCCGCACACGAACCATGAGCATGCCACCCCTGCACACCAGCACGGAGGAACAACTGACAATGCTAACCCCATAAATACGGGTTCGGATCAATCAGATGGGACTGGTAGCTATGGATCAACTCACCACCTACACCCACACACTCATACTCATACTTTTACAACTAATTACAATAACTCAGACCATACTAGCGGAGTAGTATCCACCACCTCATCGGGCACTTCTTCGGTTACAGCCGAAGACGGTGTGTTAGGGCACTCAGGGGTGAAAGCCCCAAATGGAACTGATGCCGCAGCAGGAACTGTTTTAGGTCATACGGATCACTCAGGTGTCAAAGACACCGATGGCACATCAACGGCTCCTGATTGTGTTCTTAAACATAGTCTCACTGTAGACGGAGTTAGTCAGAGCATAGGAGCAAGCGCCACAATAGAGCACGTTGATTCGATGGGGCAGCAGGCGATTCCTGAGATAACGCAGCAAGTTCCCAATATAGATACGGAAGATGGAGACCCTATGACTAGTCAGATACCAAACGAATATTTCCAACTTACTGGTTACGGGGACATTTATTTGGTTTGGAAAGTGGATCTTGAATTAAGTCCTGTAGTGCAAAAATGCTGGGTGCAAGTAGGTGATCCCGGCACCTCCCCCATATCTGGCACAGGGATTGGCAGTGCAATTACTGATAGGCTCGATAATAGTCCTGAAAATAGTAGCACGGAAGGGACATACCGCGTAAAGCTCGGGTCGGTAACCAACGATAATAGGATCAAACAAGAAGTGTCTTCAGACGTTTGTTGGCGACCTGTCGTCCTTGATAGAACACACTCATAATTCAATACTTTGTAAGGGGGCGCAATCTTGACCCTTGACCCTATATTTGATAGGTTTGGGCATGGCTACCCTTACCGTCCAGGGCGTAACCGAAGCTCTCCGATCTGTATGTGGGTCTCCTGCCGCACAAGGCATTGAAGGCGCACCTATTTTTAGGGAAGAACTGAACCTTGCGCTCCCCCGTTTGTATAATATGGGGATGTGGAGAGATTTATTATTCGAGCATACAGTTTCTACTGAGGACGGAACTTTTACTATTCCGGATCACGCTGAGTCAATTATTGCGGCATTACTCGATCCGACCGGAGACACCGTGGATCATTCGTATCCCCAACGAATTAGGTCTCAGTTCCACGATTACAATATCGTCGGTAGGAATGATAAGACTGGGGAAAACACTCTATCATCGTTCGGGATTGTTGATGACGGATACACTTCTACGGAGAATGAACTAAAACCTATTTCAGATATTACACCGGCTTCTCAAGGTTATTACTTAATTATTGTGCCATCTTTTCCTAATCTGACTCTGCCTACTACCGTCTCCAATTCTAGAAAAGTAACACTGGTATTCAGAGTAAAAGCCGGAATAAAAACAGAAACATTCAATCTCGATGGGCAGCAGTTTTTATCGGGGGCCGACTCAGACGTAACTGAGATACTCGAAATTAAAACTCAGGGGGTTGATTTAGGGCAAGATGTAAACATTGTAGCTTACCGTGTAACTACAGATCCGTCCCAGCAAGAACTAACTCTCAGTGGAACTACGGTTAAACAAGGGGGTGGAGATTCAGGCACTGCAACAACAACAATAACTATTCCTGTAGCCGATGCCTCGTCTGTTAAAGCGGGGGACTTTATATCCTTTGATAACTGGGATATTGCAGGCGGGGTGAATATTTCTGCGGTGCCTAGTTTGTTTGTAGTAAGCGGTGTAGATACAACATCTACGCCCAATAATATTTTTGTGTCTAGATCAACTTCAGCCGCAATAACTTGGAACCTTGTGGGATCAGATGGAGCAAGTGGTAAAATTTACCACTACGACACGACTCAGCTCGCTACCGTTCGCCAACAAAACAAAGTAAGTCGTTATCGAAGATACCGCGTAGACACGCTCGAAAATCAAAAATCAAACTTGCGGCTTTTGTTGAAGCGTAAATTTACTCCTCTCTTAGATCAAGATGATCTAGTTCACATATCTAGTTTGAACGCCATCAAACATGCGCTGCTAGGAAACACGGCGGAGGAGAATGCAGATCTTGAGCGGGCCAACTACCATTGGGGAGTGTGCCGGGCGGTCCTCGATGAACAACTTGATGCTCACCGTGGAGCAGCCAAACCCGCAGTGCGGATTGATCCCTCAGGCTCTGGGGGAGTTTTACTTAACATGATGTAACCCCTACCCCTATGATCGAATATATTACAGAAAACGTAGACACCCTGCTTCAAATCGCAGCGAGTGTAATCGCCGTAGCTTCTCTTGTGGCTACATTGACTCCAAACGAGAGTGATAACAAGTGGGTCTCCCGCGCTTCAGCAGTCATTTCATGGCTCGCCCTGAATGTGGGCAAGGCCAAGAGTAAGTGAGCGCATTCATTAGACTCCTGACCGCTGCCCTTAATGCCTACATCGAACACATCCGACTCAAACGGGACACGCGCCTCGATGATCTTCAAGATGAGCTTGATAGGTTGGCCGCTGATGGCAGTCCTGCTAGCAAGTTGCGGCTCGAGCGGGTTGCACAACGAATCAAGCGCGAACGCGAGCGCACTATTCGATCCCCCGACCATTACATTGATTGAGGGGGAGCTTTATCACTTTTGCGAGGGGAGTTTAGTAGGTCGCTCTAACCATCGATTCCATAGCGACTACTCTTACCGAAGAGCAATTATTATTGGGGGCAAATGATTAACACTAGAATATTTGATTCGTTGATAGGCATGGCCGCCCCCGTCATAGGGCTGGTTACAAGTATGCAGGAGCAATTCGAGTATTGGTTACGAGTAGGGTCTTTAGTAGTGGGTATAGCTGTTGGGCTAGCATCTCTTTACAGGATCATTAAGAAATGAAAATTGGTTTGGCTGTAGGACACTCTCGCAAAGGAGATGAAGGAGCTATGACTTCAAGGGAGTCCGGTTACTCTATTTCTGAGTGGCAGTTTAACTGCGATTTAGTCCGTAGAATTTTGCCAGGCTTACAAGTAGATTATGTAATTTACGATGACTATGTAGCCCGTAGTTATGTTGGAGGAATAAATTACCTGTCTCGGAAGTTAACTGAAGACAAAGTCGATGCGGTCGTTGAATTTCATTTCAATTCAGCAGGTCCTAAGGCCGAGGGGCATGAGTGGTTGTATTGGCACACGAGCAAAGAAGGGGCACGGTTAGCTTACGCTTTAAGGGACGAAATGCAGATTACATACCCTGAGATGAAATCTCGGGGGGCTAAACCTAGAGCCAAAAATCAGAGGGGCAGTTACGCTCTTCGCAAGACTCCGGTTCCGTGCGTTTTGGCCGAGCCATTCTTCGGAAGTAACTGCGACGAGTGGCAGAAAATTAATAATAATAGGGGCAAACTCGCCGGAGTATTTGCCAGAGCTATAAATAAATTCGCAGACGGATGACTCTCCCCAAATCAGTCCATATAGCAGGAGTTCCTGTTAAGATAGTCCGGGAAGATTTGAGCGATGAGAACGGCCGTTCAAAAGGATATTTTGGGTATTACTCACATGAACGAAAAACTATCGTCGTAGATTCTAATTTAAAACCAGCAGAGGTCAAAGCGACTGTAAGGCATGAAATGCTGCACGCTTGTTTTGCGTTTTCCGGTCTAGATCGTCTAGACACGTTTGCTGAAGAATCTGTAGTAGTATGCTTGGAAGAATTATTTTTTGGACCTTGGGAGAGATTTTGTAAGCGATTCAAAGCATGAGTAGAAAAAAGAAAACTTCCGGGACTGCGACTAAGTCGAATCCAAAACTTTGGGCTCAAGCTAAAGCCGAGGCTAAACGAAGAATGGGAGGAAAGCATTCTGCTCGAGCAATGCAGCTCGCGACTAAAATTTACAAGAAAAGAGGGGGTCGTTATAAAGGAAAAAGAAAATCCGGAAATAAACTACGCAAGTGGTCCAAACAAGATTGGGGAACCAGTTCCGGTAAAAAATCATCAGAAACGGGCGAGCGTTATTTGCCAAGAAAAGCTCGCAAGATGTTAACTAAGTCACAACGAGCGGCGGGTAACAGGGCTAAAAGGAAAGCGACCCGTGCTGGAAAACAACGAGCTAAGTATACCAAGGCTGAAAGAAGAGCATTTGTAAAAGCAACTAGATAACAATAACCAAGAAAGGTGTAGCACATTACCTAAAAGACGGAACTCTTCATAAGGGGGATACTCATAAGATGCCAAATGGAGAGGTCCATACAGGTTCATCTCACAACAAAAACAGCCAAAAACTTTTTCATTTTGATGAGCTTTCTGAAAAGGCTCAGAAAAAAGCTAAGAAGAAAACGGCAAAGAAAAAAACGGCTAAGGAAAAGTCAGAAAAAGATGACGTTCCTTTTGAAAAGGCCGTTGAAGACCGAATGAAGAAAGAAGTTCCACGCCGTGGCTACTAAGAGACAATTCAAAAGATTACCTTCAGGAAAGATCTCGTATCGAGGCGAGACCTTTCCTGGCATAAACAAGCCAAAGCGAGCCCCTAAAGGTAGCAAGAAGAAGTTCATCGTTCTTGCAAAACAGGGAAATAAAATCCGCAAAATATCTTACGGGCATCGCGATTACGAAGATTTTAGAACGCACAAAGACCCCAAACGCCGCGCCAACTTTAGATCAAGGATGCGGTGTTCAACAGCTAAAGATAAAACTACGGCTCGATATTGGGCCTGTAAACACCTCTGGTAAATGAAACGCCCCTTGCCCCCTCAATTCTCAAAGGAAAAAGGGTGCAAGTTTGTGGTTTTTGAGCCCGCGCCAGAGGACATAAAAGTTGCTTTTCAGCGGAGTAAACGACAAGGGGTGTTACCCAACTCGTTTACTTATGGGGCTGGTCGTATGACTGGTTTCTTAGGGGAGCTTGCGTTTGAACATTTGTATCCTGAAGCGGCATACGTCGGTGGGACAAGTTTAGACCATGATTTTGTTCTCGGTCGCCGCAAGATAGACGTTAAGTCAAAAACTTGCGGATCACCTCCCTTGCCGCACTACACGGCTTCTGTTAACTGTGCGGCCAAAGTAACTCCAAAAGCCAGTTACTACTACTTTGTCCGTGTAGACAAAGACTTAACAAAAGCGTGGCTGTTGGGGTGGGTAACTAGGAAAGCTTTGCTCACTGAAGGTGAGTTTAAGAAGCGCGGCGACGAAGATTCTAGTGGTTTTATGTATCGAGCTAGCGGCTATCACATCCCTCTAAAAAGCTTACGATCTCCTTTAAGTTGGAAGTGACACTAAGGCCGGA